CTTATCCTTAACCACCAATATCTTATATTTAATCTTATTTATACCATGACTATTTGTATATTGTTTTGGGAATATAACATTATTGTTCTCATCGATTAACCTCCTAAAGTTATCAAAAGATGCTTCTTTAGTTTTACTTCGGTGAAGTGTTTTTTTATATCTATTATTTATCGTTAAAATGACTCTATACATAGGTATAATATACGTTTTTAATGTTATATGTAAATATGTGGTTAAATGATTTTTGAAATACCTTGCATCTATAATTAATTAATAGTATATTTGTACAAACGAAATTAATGAAGGAATATTTTAAAACTGGTAGTATTGGATTAGGAATCTTATTATTTATAATTTTTCTATTTATGAAATTGGTTGGTATTGGTTCAGTAGAACATTGGTCTTGGTATTCGGTTTTTTTACCGTTATGGTTACCAGTAACAATTTATGTACTACTATTCACATCAGTCATTATTATAAATTTTTTAAAAGATGTCGGTATTGAAATATTTAAATTCATTAAAAAATAAATTATTAATTAATTAAAAAAAGTAAATTATGGCTAAGTACGAAAATCCTTTTGAGGATACATTGGAAATTTTTGAAGGAGTTATTAAAAAAGCAGAACTTAATGCTCACGTAACTATTAAAGTCTTAACTGATAACAGCCTTAAAAAAGTAGTGGCTAAAGCGGTTAGAGCAAATGATTTAGTTAAGTATGAGACTAAAAATGATGTATATATCTTCGTAAATGAAAATATATTTGAACAATTAACGGAAGAGCAACAAGTTATGGCTGCCGATGAAGTTATTGCTGGAATCCATTATGATATGGATAAAGATAAGTTAATTATCACACAAGAGGATATTAAAACATTTTCTGGGGTTCTATCAAAGTATGGGTATGATAACTACGAAGTTCTTCAAGAAAGTATTAGAACTCTTTTCAGTGTTGAAAAGAACGGAGCTGAGGTATAATGGGTATTGATGAAGTTGCTTATTATAATTCAGAGGCAATAATTGGTATGGCCGAAAGAATTAATTTCGGACCAGTTGTTGCCTATGATGCCAGTAAAATAATAAAAATACTTACAGAAGGTGGTATGACACAAGATGAAGCTTTAGAATATTATAATTTTAATGTTTCAGGAGCTTGGTTAGGTGAGTATTCCCCAGTATTCATATATACCGATGAATATTAATTTAAAAAATAAATTTATATGTTAGATTTTTATAATGAATTTAAAAAATATGCTAATAACCACATGGGGATTAGCAGCATGCAATTACATTATTGGGAAAAATTCGCTATAACTTGTTCTCTTAACTAATGTTGGATATATTTATTATATAAATACTTTAATGTGGGTTACATATATATGTTAATAGATAAGAGAAATGGTAAAAAATATGTTGGAAAACATAATGATAAAAAAAAAGATTATTGGTCATCTGGATTAGTCCCTAATAGAATAGCTAAAGTTCATGGTGCAATTATATTTGATAGGGTTATACTTGAAGATGATATAAATGATAATAATTTAAATGATAAGGAAATTTATTATATTAAATTAGAAAACTCGTTTAATGATGGTTATAATTCGACTAAAGGTGGCGAGGGCGGTAATCATTGGGTTTATGATAAAACAGATGAAGAATTAAAAGAAATTAGATTAAAACAGTCTAAAAAATTAAAAGGTAGGGTCTTTAGTAAAGAAACAAAGAAAAAAATGAGCGACTCTGCCAAGGCTAAGTTTTTTACTAAGGAGCATAGGGAAAATATAGGTAAAGGTACTAAAAATAGAGGTGGGTTTCCACATAGTAATGAGACTAAAGAAAAAATAGCTAAATCTATGAGTGGTCGTAAGTCGCCAGAACATTCTAAATTTATGGTTGAGAACAATCCAAAAGCTCAGAAAGTTTCTATAAATGGTGTTGAATATGATACCATAAAAGAAGCTACTAAAAAACTTAACATAAATAGAAGTACTGTAAAATATAGATTAAATAACCATAAATTTAAAAAATGGTTTAAAATTAAAAAATAAAAATATGGATTATTACGGAGAATTTAAAAAATATGCTATAGGGCATATGGGTATAAGTGGAATGCAACTCCAATCGTGGGAAAATTTACAAAAGACATTATATAGTAACGTACAAACCATTGGGGTACCAATGGGTAGTATGACACCATATATATTAGAAGAGAGGGAACTACGTGTTACACAGCTTGATATTTTCTCCAGAATGATGATGGATAGAATTTTATGGGTCGCTGGTGTTGTTAACGATAATATGAGTAATGTTGTAGCCGCACAATTAATGTTCTTGGATAACCTAGAAACAAACGATATAACGATGCATGTCGATTCTCCAGGTGGAAGCGTAAAGGCTGGTTTAACCATGGTAGATGTTATGAATTATGTTTCATCCGATATAGCAACAATCAATACTGGTATGGCAGCATCAATGGGTTCAATCCTATTGGGTAATGGGACCAAGGGTAAGAGATTTAGCCTTAAACATAGTAAAGTGATGTTACACCAAGTTTCTGGTGGTGCGGAAGGCCATGTTGCGGATATGAGAATATCCCTAGAGCAAGCTGATAAGTATAATGAAATATTATTTGAAATGTTAGCTAGTTTCTGCGACAAAACAAAAGAAGAAGTTCTTATCGATTGTAATAGAGATAAATGGTTGACATCAGAAGAAGCTTTAAATTATGGTATCATCGATGGTATTATTATAAATAAAGCTGCCTAATGGTTGTTTCCGTAATAGGTAGTAGAACCTTTAAAGATTTTGATAGGCTTAAGATGATATTGGATGCACTTAAGCCTACTAAAATTATATCGGGTGGCGCACTTGGTGCTGATTCATTGGGTGAAAAGTATGCGGATGATAATGGTATAGAAAAAAGTATTCATTTACCAGATTGGGCAAAATATAATAAATCGGCTGGATTCATAAGAAATCAATTAATTATTGATGAAGGTGAAGTGATAGTGGCTTGTTGGGATTTAAAATCGAATGGCACGGCTGATTCAATTAATAAGGCTAAATTACAAGGAAAAGATATTTATATAATATATTTTTAATAAACCTTGAATTATTAAATGTTTTTCACTATATTTGTATATATTTATTAAAACAATTGGGCGTTTTACGGAATTGATTATGGATATTCGTAATTAGTAAGGAAGTGGAGTTAGATTGGAAGCTCCTAAAATCACTATCAAACACTTTTTAAATGGCAACGAGTTTGACATTGACAAAAATTTCCTAGATACCGCCACCTTGGGTGTTGGTATGGGAGAGGTAGCATTAGCCTAATTTAATGTTGATGGTGATAAATCACCAAATAATAGTAATCTATTAATCATGGTAATCTATGAGTGGGACCAAAACCACTATAAAAGTAAGGAAGAATTTCGGATAGTTTGATAAATTATGACCTAAACTTCTAGAAATCTTTTGAAGAGTTTGTAAGACATGGGTTCGACTCCCATAACGTCCACTTTTAAAAACCCACTTTTAGTGGGTTTTTTTATTAAAGTAGAATTATAAAATTAATTTACAAATATTTATTTAAAAATAAATTATGAATTTAAAAAAAATCATTAAAGGTTCGCTTAAAAAATATATAAACGAAGGGTTGGGAGATAAGTGGGTAAATGGTGCTGTTACTGTAACACTAAAACAATTACTTTATTTAACAAAAGATACTCCAATCAAAAATATTCCAACGCAAAAACTATCGAAAATAGTATTAAATTGGGATGGAAATACAGATGAAATTGAAAAAATAGAAAAATCTGATTTACAATACCCTGTTTTAATTATCGTTAATGATAACAATCAATTTAAATACATATTAGATGGAAATCATAGGGTACAAAAATCAATAAAACATAATTTACCATATGTCAAATCGAAATTAATAAAAATATCTGAATTACCTAAAAATTTTCAATATGTGTTAAGTTAAAATATTATTTACATCTAATGTTTTTTTTGTTTTAAACTTGACATTATGATTTTAAAATACTATATTTGAAGTATAAGATTTAAAAAAATTAAAATTATGTCAGAAAATAGTAAATTAGTAGTAGAAAACAGTAAAATTAAAGTTCATTATACAGGTAAATTTGTTGATGGGCAAGTATTTTATTCTTCAAAAGCCGTTGAAGGATATAACTTTGAAACTAAAGAACCACTTGAAGTTGTTCTTGGTGAGGGAAAATTAATCCCAGGGTTTGAAAAAGCTCTTCAAGGAATGTCCGAAGGTGAGGTTAAAACAGTTTCAATAACTTGTGACGAGGCTTACGGACAACCAAGAGAAGAACTTATACAAGAAGTAGAAAAACAATACCTACCAGAAACAGTTGCCGCTGGTCAAGTATTACACACTCAAAATGCTCAGGGTCAACAAATGACCGTTGTTGTAGTTGAAGTTAAAGAAAATTCAGCATTATTGGATGCTAACCATCCACTATCTGGAAAAGATTTGGTTTTTGATTTGGAATTAGTTAGTGTTGAGTAAATTCTTTTGAATTTGTTTTTTTAAGCCTCCTTTTGGGGGCTTTTTTAATATTATAAAGTATTTATAATTAAACAAATTATTATGAAGGAATTTATTAAAGATATCTTCACAGAAGATAAGGACGACAATAAATACTCGTCTAAAAAAACAATGGGGCTAGCCAGCGGTGTTTTATGTTGTATTGCTTTTTTATTGGATATGTTTACATTTATTAGTGTAAACATAGACATGTTTGAATCTTTATTAATTTTTTCAGCGACTATGTTAGGTGTTTCGGTAGTAAGAGGTTTCTCAAAAACAAAACAAAGTATTACTGATGAATCCAATAAAGATAATCAATAATAATTAATAAAGCCAGATAATTCTGGCTTTATTTTTTTACTTACTAGTCGGTTTATTAACGGTTCTAACTGGTGAACTCGTCTTAACGGTAGTATTAGTAGGTTTCGGTTTATTCTTCTTGCATCCACAGCCCATTATCTTTATATTTTAATTAATTGTTATATACTAATAAATATGTTTATTTATAAAAATAAAGTGTTTCTATTTATTTTTTTTTTAATATTAGTATTTTTATATAAACAATATATGATGTTTAAAAAGCATAAGGTTACATTTCTTAACGAATCTTGGAAGATAGTAAAAACTGATGTTTCAGTTAAAGCAATACCAAGAATACATGAAATAGTGTATTTAGTGGATGAACTAAAATACTATAGGGTTGTGAATGTTGTACATAATATTGATAAAAACCACACTATTTATGTCATAATTGAAGAATATGCTGATGATTATGCATTAATTGAAAAAAAAAGTAAAAAAAACTTGACATAAAGAATAACATTTACTATATTTGTACTATATATAATAAACAAAACTTTTAAACCCACCATAGTTAATAGGTGAAAAACCTAATTAAAAGACACATTGCGGGGTGGAGCAGTGGCCAGCTCGCTGGGCTCACACAGTTTTAAAAGACTGAAAAATATTCGAACTAAAATTAATTTTTAGGGATTAGGTTCGTTTATATCTTTTCATACTATTTATTAGTGTGGATAAATATAATAAGAAAGATTTAGAAAGATTAATTTTAGAGCAGAATAAAAGTTATACTGCTATTGGTAAATTGTATAACGTTTCTGGAAACGCTATTAAAAAAGCGGCAAAGAAATTGGAAATTTCCTTACCAACACGAAGAAAAGTTAATAAAAATGAAAATTTTAGTCACGTTGGCTATAGAAAAGATAGTTTAATTAATAAAATATCTGACATTAATTTTATTTTTATTATAAATAATTCTAAAGGGTGGAAGGAAATTGGTGAAAAATTAGGATACAAAAGTAAAGTTTCTTCAGATGTGAAGGATTCTATTGAAAGACGATGCTCAATGTTAGGTGTGGAGCTAAAATTAATCAAATCAATAGGTATATCTTCTTTAACAAAAGATGAACTCTTTAACAAACGTAAAAATTGGCAATCCGCAAGGAGTGCCATCCAAAAACACGCTAGGAGTGTGTTTTTTGAATCTAACCCTTCACCAAGTTGTGCAAATTGTGGTTATTTAAATCATGTTGAAGTGGCTCACATAAAAGCCGTTTCAGAATTTGATGGATTTACAACAATAGGAGAAATAAATTTATTATCAAACCTAATGGGATTATGCCCTAACCATCATTGGGAGTATGATAATAAATAATTAATATAACCCAGAGGTCGGAGGTTCGAATCCTCCCCCCGCTAAACAACCGAAGTTAATCTACTTGCACGTAGTGGTTGTTGCACACCTAAATTAGGTGACTAAAAGATTAACGCATGCGTCACAGATAATATCTTATTAATTATAATTAATAAGATATTATCTGTGACGTTTTAGGTTTAACGTATTTTTATCTTGCCTCCAAAGACTCATCATATTCATGGTGGGTCTTTTTTTTGCTTGAACTTATGGAAAAAAAATACTATATTTGTTTTAAATAAATAAATATGGAAAAAATTAATTTCAATAAAGTACCTAACTTAATAGGTCTTAGTGGTAAGGTGGGTTCTGGAAAGGATACCGTAGAAAGAATTATACAAGCATTCATGACCAGGGGTAGGTATCCAAACACGAATGAAATACATGGTAGTTTAGGATATGAAATGTTAAATGACCTTGAATTAATAAAAAGAGTAGTCAATGGGTCGGAGTGGTATGGTGAAGAGACATACTTAAATAAAAAATTCGCAGATAAACTTAAAGACATTGCTTGCCTTATATTAGGGTGTACTAGAAAAAGGTTAGAGGATAGAGAATTTAAGGAGAAGGAATTGGCTGATATTTGGGATGTTTTTAAAATTGGCCACACCAATGAAATAAATGACGGCACCTCTTTGGTCGATAGTGGGATATTTGTTAGTGAAAAAGAAGCCAACAAATTTATTAAAAAACATAAATTAAATAACACTACACACGTATATAGGGTAAAAATGACCCCAAGGTTATTATTACAGTTATTGGGTACTGAATGTGGTAGGGAAATCATTCACCCAAATATTTGGGTAAATAGTTTATTCAGTGATTTTACACCAATACATACCGACCACGCAATAGGTGGCTTTGAATACCCTAGGTGGATTATAACCGATGTTAGGTTTAATAACGAAGTTGACACCATAGAAAAATTTAAGGGTGTTAGAATTAGGGTAAATAGAAGCAAAAGAACTTCTGAGGAATGGCAAAAACAATTCCCTAAAATTATTATAATGGACCCAGACGGTTGGGATAGAAAAAACTTTACATACTCTTGGGGTGAAGAATTAATAACACTAAGTGAATTTAATAATAGAGTATTTTCCAGCACATGCATTCAACAATTAGGTGATTTTAACAGTAAACCACATAAATCCGAAATAGAGTTGGATAAGTATAAAAAATGGGATTATGTCATTGAAAATGATGGTACGTTATTAGATTTAGTTAAAAAAGTTTATGATATGTTATTGGATTTAGGTAAAAATACTTGATTATTAAATAAAAGAAGTTTATATTTGCACCAGATTAATAAAATTATTAATAATAAAAAAGAAAAATTATGACAACATTAGGTATTTTAACTATTATTTTTGCAGTTGCGATGTATGTAACAACTAGGTTTATGAACCTAAGAACAGAGGACGTTGAACGAAAAACTACTTATGGTAGTACCATCGAAAAAGCACATCCAAAATTCTTAACTTCATGGACCCTTAAAAAAACAGTACTTTCAATTGTTGGTGGAATATTGATTATGACTATTAGTGGTCTATTCTTCATCAATAAATCTGGTACTGCAACTGCCGTACAATATCTTTGGGGTGGTGATAATGCAATCTCGACACAGGGACTTAAATTAAAGTATTGGGGTAAAACTATACCCATTTCATTTGAAATAGCCCTACAGGATTTAATTCCACAAAGAGATAGGGAAGGGAATATTATCGAAACCGTAAGGGAATAAGGTATTTATTACAGAACGGCACAAAGGAGAGAATTTGCCGATGCGATTAAAGCTGATATTGCAGCATCATTAATCGTATCAATAGATTACGCAGATACAGAGGGCTTTTTAATTATGGCCGATAAAAACAGGTCCGAAGCTAAGTTAGTTTATGCCCGTGTATACCCAGTATATGACCAAGCTTTAAAAAACACATGTAAGTTAATGGATGCCCAAGATTATATTTCAGGTGCTTCCTCACAATTCGATTACTACTTAAAAGACCAAATGGAGAATGGAATGTACTTAACAGAAGAAGTTTATGAAGATATAATCGAAACACCTATCGTTACTTCGGATTCCACTAGAACAGTAGCAATTGGAAGAATAAATAATGAAAAACGTGAAAAGAAATATAGAATTAGGACCAACTCAGCTGGTGAACCTGTAAGGGACACATCAAACTCACTTAAAAAATACGGTATAACCGTACAGCAAGCGGCAGTTACCAATATCGATTGGGAAGATAGTTTTGACGAAAGACTTAATGACCAAAAAGAGCAAGTTGCGCAAACCCAATTAGAGAAACAAGAAGCTGAAAAAGAATACTACGCAACCCAAAAAGCAATTGCAAAGGGTGAACGTGAAAAAGCTGAAACTAGGGTTATATTAGAAAAGAAACAACTTGAAGTTACCATTGCGGCAGATACTAGAGCTAAAGAAGCCTCCTATAAAGAACAAGAGGAAACCAATCTACTTGCCGCATCATTAAAGTCTGCCGAAAGGATTAGAGTAACAGCCGATGCAGAAGCGTATGAAATCCAAAGAAAAGTTAGTGCTGGTATTACTCCAGAAACACGCTTACAAATGGAATTGGATGCGAGTGTTGCTAGAGTTAAAGCACTATCAGGACCAAACGGATTAACCCTACCGACTACTATGTTCAACGGTGGTACACAAACTAAAGGTGGTGGAGAGTTAGGTATATTTGAATCAATTATAGGTGCAAAACTATTAAGTGGTGAAATAGGTTCCGAAAAAAAATAAGATAATTATAATATAAATTTAGAAACCCAATCAAATGATTGGGTTTTTTGTGTTTTGAATATATTTATCGTATATAGTTACATTTATGGATAATAAAAAATACATAGTTAAATTACTTAGAGAAGGTCCAATCAATGAAGTTGATTGGGAGGGTGATTTTTCGGATACACAAGCTAAGTGTGTTACACCACAATCGTTAGCTGATGATATGAATAAGGAATTGGGTAGACTAAACCTAGCATCCAAGGATAGGGATAAGCGTGGAACCAAGGATGTTATTTATACTAGGAACCAAATGGAAAAAAATCTAACTGCCGATGGTGAGTTAGATGTTGCAAAATTTAAAAAGTTAATCACCACCCCACCAAAGACTATATTTGACCAAAACCCAAAGATGGAGAAATCGGATGATGGTGGTGAACAAATGACAGTAAATACTGGGTTACCAGCAATTAATGGAATTATATATGATAATGATAATGGAAAATTCTACCATATAAACACATGTCCAGGTGCTGGCTCATGTCAATTGATATGTTATGCCAGAAAAGGGTTTTATGGTATGAACGATGGTAAGGTATTAAAATTAATTAGAAGACTTAATCTTTTAATGAACGACCCCACCGAATATTATAATATGATAATGGATGAATTGGAACCATTGGCATTCAAACTCAAAAGACAAGGTAGGCGTAGCGGTTCGGTACCAAAATTAGTTATGAGATGGAACGATGCTGGGGATTTCTTTAGTCAAAAGTATTTTGATATAGCAGTAAAGGTTACTAAAGATTTGTTCGATGCTGGATTCGATGTAAAATCATACGCATATACTAAACAGGCAAAATTCGTAAACCTGGCCAGTGATGATTTTATTATGAACTTCTCAAAGGGTTCAGCACCAAAAGAGTTAAGACAAGTTGATTTGGAAACAACCAAGTATTCCGATGTCATACCTAAAAAATTATTTAAGGGTTTATTTTACCCAAAAGCGAACTCATATAAGAAAGATGAAGATGGGTTACCCATTTTCGTTGATGGTGGTAAAGAAGAACTTAGACGTAGAGTTGCTAAAGAATATGATATAGACATAAATCGCTTAAAATACCATAAAGAACTACCATCTACCGAGGGTGAAAAGTTTCAATATGATGTTATCGTGTTACCAACGGGTGATACTGATATCAGTGCACAAAGACAGGATGTACATAAAACATTTCTAGCAATACATTAATATGAAATTAGTTCCGAAAAAAATAATATAAAGTTAGAAACCCAATCAAATGATTGGGTTTTTTCGTGTTTTGAGTATATTTATCGTATATAGTTACATTTATGAACAATAAAAAGTATATAGTTAAGTTACTTAACGAGGGATATAGTAAAAGAATTCTTTTAGAAGAACTTTCTTTATTAATTGAAAAGGAAATTTCGGTAGGTACTAAACTTAAAAAAAAATTAGATAATATTAATAAACCATTTGCTGATAAGTTATTACAATTCTTAAACTCAAATAGTATATCAGATAAGGTAACTATAGACTCTATAGACTTCACCGATGACGATGATAAAACTTTAACGGGTTACTATAAAGATAGAGATGGTAATGCTAAGGTTAGAAAATTCAAGGTCGGTAAATTATTGAACTATTTAGGTATTGGTACACAAGAATTCAAGGGTTATGAATTAGAGGAATTAATCGCCCACTTAAAGAAGGGTACAACCGAAGACTTTAAGGTTGTTGAGGGTGATAAAATATTATGGGCCTATCACTGTGAAAATTATGATGAAGGTGAAACAATGGGTTCATGTATGCGATATGAGGCAGCACAAGCCTACCTTAAGATATATACTGAAAACCCAGAACATGTTAAGTGTCTGGTATTAATTAATCCAAATAACAATAAGGTTCGTGGTAGAGCATTATTATGGCACACATCGGAAGATGTTACATTTATGGATAGGGTTTATTTAACAAATAATGAATATAAAAACTTATTCTTACAATATGCGGAAGAAAATGGTTTCACAACCAACACCAATGGTGAGGTGGATTTAGATTATTGGGAGTTTGAAAAATATCCGTTTATGGATACATTTGAGTATCTAAACAAAGATAATGGTAAATTAATGACCGATAGTGACGATAATTATGAAACCGTAGCGTTAACCGATACTGATGGGGGTGTTTCAGAACCTGGTGTAATGATTGAACTTGGAGACCGTCAGGGTGAAATTGTAAATGAAGATGAAGCTTACTATCTATCTTATAAGACACCAAATGGTTATATAGAGGGTTATGCCCACGCTGATAATATAATACATATAGATGGTGAACTCTACTTAGATGACGATTGTGTAAAGACATACAATAATGAAACGGTGTTTAAATATAATGATGATGAAATGATAGTTGAATTAACCGCAGGAGTTTATGAGGGTGATTATGCTAAATTTGAAGATACCATAGAGTTAGAATATAATCATTACGGTGAAGGTCAATATATAACTATGGAAGATGATTATGTTGATATAGATAATGAACTTTATGAAGTACCACATGCATTTCATGACGACACCATAGAAACCTATGACGGTAAGATAATAATAAAGGATGATGCGGTGACCCTACACGAAAAATTCTACGATGAATATAAATATGGGCATCGAGAAGACTCAGTTAGGGTTAACACAAAAAACGATAGTAAAGTTTGGGTTTTAGTTAATGATTTGGATAAATTACAGTCTGAAATAATTGAAACTATAAACACCAAAGTTTATGAGGGGTTAATAGGTAAGTTGGTTAGAAAAAAATTAAGAAATAAAGATGAAATACTTAATTAAAAAATTATTAAGGGAAAATGTTGATAAACCCAAATTTAGATATGAGGTTGAACATTTAAGTTCATATGGGGAACAACACAACTATGAACTTGGATTTTATTTAGGTGAAGAGATACTAGGTATAACACAATATACCCTTTTTGAGGGTGAATTAACCGTAAGTAATATATTTATTAGACCAGAATTTAGAAGAAAGGGTTACGCTTCTAGAATGATGCAATATATAAAAAATGATAACCCAGAATATCAATATAAACCATCAATGAAAACTGATTTAGGTGCCAAATTTAAACACAAGGATATTCAGGGTGATTTGACTAGCGTTAATGAAACACTGATTACCGAAAAATCAATAAAGGCAATTTCATCATCTGACTTTAATATTGAAGGTATAGCTGAAAATTGGTTAAATAGCACACCAAGTACTGTTGTTGGAAATTTTAAGTATAAAATGCAAGACGACTATTATCTATCACCAGAAGAAAAAGAAGAACTAATGGATGAGGATGATATAATAGAAACGGAACGATTTAAAAAATGGTTGTTATATGAGGTCGAAAGTAAAATTGATGATGCAATCTATGATATAAAACATAAAATTACACCAGATGGTTACATTAGACTTTGGCGAGTAATGACGGTAGATGATGATTGGTTAGATAGATTACCTCACACTGGTAACAGACTAGGTGTGTTCTGGTCATTTGAAAAAGATGCTGCCGAGGCACATTGGGGCGGTAAAGAATCCAATGTTGTTAGAATTGAGTCGGCCATTGGTGAAAAATATATAAACTGGGAACAAACCATAGAGTCGAATATAGACCCTAACCTAGGTGAAGAAGAAAAAGAAATTACCCTTTTCAAAAATACTCCATTAAAGATATTGGCATTAGAGGTTAATGATAAAAAAGTTGATTTAGGTGATATAATAAACAAAACCTATAAAGCTTAAAAATAATATTTGTTTATTATATTATTTATATGTATATTTGTATAAATATAAAATATTATGAGAGTTAAATTTAACTTACAGGTTCCAAAAGACATTATAAAAATCAAGGATATATTTGTAAGCAATGGTTATAAACTATTTGTTGTCGGTGGTGCCGTTCGTGACTCATTACTTAAAAAGTCAATAAAAGATTGGGATTTAGCTACCGATGCTAAACCAGATATAGTCGAGAATATGATGAAGACCGCTGGTCTTAGAACATTAGGGACTGGAAAAACCTTTGGGGTCATAAATGTATTCACC